GTTATAGGTGTCAATTGCCACTGCCACCGACTTGAACTTCTTGATATCCATCTTCATCCTCTGGTTTATCATCGTACTTATGACTTAGTAGCTCTACGTCACCAAGATCAATTGATGGTTGACTTTCTGAGTGGGCCGTGGGCGGTGTAAACTTACGCCCGCAATTTTTGGCAAGCTTCGTCCATGTTGTAGCATATTCTTTGTAATGCCATTCCATGATCTCATCACCGAGCATACGTGAATCATTAGCACGCATCATATTTATTTTAGCCCTAGCTAGTCTAGTGCCAAGCTTGAAGCCTTCTTTAAATACAGCTTCGTAATCTTTTTTTAGTACCGTCATTTCTTTCTCCTTCTTTAGTGAGTAGGGGGATTCTTTGACTACCCCCAATCTTTTCCCGACAAATCAACCTATAAGAGTTAACTAGTACTTCAATACCACCCTTGGTTACCTCAGACACTCGTCCGTACTTCACCTCAAGTGTGCCTTACTACCTTGTTACAGTTGTTCAGCCATACTCGGAGAATGTTGCACCATTCTCATTTAATTGTTTATATAATGTAATTTAATGGGAGTGTCAAGTACCAATGTTATTATACATTTTGGTTTCTACACATTTTACTTCATAATAAAACTGTTCAATACCATTTTTCAATGCCCACTGTTCCGTGTACACCGATTTAAGTTCCTTTTTTACCTGGCATTCTTGCTCGGAATAAGTAATCTCACTAATGTGTTTAATACCTGGACTGTCGGGTAAAGATAGAAATACAAATAATACCCAAATCTTAATCACCAGCGTCGCCCCAGTTATCACCACATTCTACATCTACTTTGTTTGGCACTTCTAATTTAATTGCTTGTTCCATGATCTCTTTAATATTATTCTTATCTTGTTCATTCGCAACAGAAAAGTCAAGTTCATCATGTACTTGTATGTGCGCCATGTAGCCCTGTTTGTATAACTCAAGCATAGCTTTCTTTGTTTGATCTGCTGCAGATCCTTGTATTAATCTATTTAAAGCCTTGTATGTCCAAGCTCTTTTTATAGTATGTTCGCCGTATTCACGTTGTGCCTCTGCTAGTGGTAATGCTTTCTTGCCCCACTCATTCAC